GTTGAGCAGAGTCTTGCAGTCAGCTAGCGTAGTCAATCCGATACTCGTCATAATCTCCTCTTTTCAAAAAAGGCCACGAACCTTTCGATCCGTGGCCCTTGCTTCTCAAAAGCCTTTCCGTTACTGAGTCGGGAGAACTCCCACGTTGGTACCGGCCATAACAGGAGCCTCGGTGATCGCATCACCAAGGATGAAGTTCACGCCGTGGGCCGTCGACGGCGACGACCCGCCGGTGAAGGTGATGGTCTCCTTCGCACGGATATACCGGTTAGCGCCGCGAAGGTCCACATTCTGGTAGACCACGGTCGAAGCCGCCGAAAGGTCAGCCGCGGTACCGAAAGTGGGAATGGTCACCCACGTGGCAAAGTTGCTGTTCGTGGTCGTCGAATGCTCGATGACGATTGCGACCGTGAACCCAGTGGGAACGGACGGATTGACGCCAGCCGAATACTCGAGCGCGCACGAAAGGTAGTTCTGACGGTCAACGGTGACACCGGTAACAGTCGAGTTCCCGACGGTGACGACGGGAAGGATGGTCTGAGCGGCGTTGGTCCGCTCAAGGAAGTTCGAAAACATGGTTCCTCCTTAGCTCGTCGCCAGCTTGGCGGTGTACTGAATGAACGAGGCGCTGTGGCGGATCGCGTAGTCCTGGAGCGACAAACAGCGAACGATGGTCTGGTCGCGGGACAGCGCCGAGTAGGTCGTGCCGCCCGATTCGTAGCTGCCGTCGCGCGAGGTCTCGATCATCAAGTCGCCCTGAGTACCGACGATGAACTCCGACCAGTCGCCGATGAAGAAGTCCACGAAGTCGGTGCTCGACGTGGTGTACTTCGCGTTGTTCGACACGGCATAGGGAATGCCGCGGATCGTGCCGCGCTCGACCATCTCGGCGTAGAACAAGAAAGCGCCGGTCGTGGTGGTGAGATTCATCAGGTAGGCTTCCGTGCCGGCGTTGATGATGATTCCGGGGGAGATCATCGTGACGTTGGCCTGACGGATCTTGCCGTACAGCGTCGAAATCAGAGTCGTAGTGAAAGCCGTCGAACTCGAGCCCTGAATCTGGCCAGAGGGCAGAAGTGTCGCCAAGCCGGGCGGCTGGAACGCGGTGTTCGAACCGTAGAGCATGGCGCGGTCCATCTCGACGAACATCTGATTGCGGATGTCGTCCAACACCCACTGGTCGGCGGCGATATCGGCCGAGCGGAGAAGGTCGTTCGAAACGGGGACGATAACGCCCAGCTTCTTCGCGTTCAGCTTCACGTCGCCGATGACTTCCTGGCTCACGCCCGCAGGGTTGTTCTCACCGATCCAGCCGACGGTCGCCGCGGTGTTGATGCGAGGAATGGTCATGTTGCCGTTCGGCAGGGGCACGCGGCGTCCGCCGAGCTTGGTCACACCGATGAGGGTGTAGAGCGGCATGATGATCTCCGAGGCAAGAACCTGGGGAACCGTGAAACCGCCCTCGCTGGGGATTGTGGCCGACAGAGCCTTGTTGACGGCCTTCTGCTCGGTCAGCAGCTTCGAGATCAGACCGTCGTCGGGATACATGGCCTTGAGAGTGTCATCGAACGTAGTCCGATGCTTCTCGGCCATGGCCGCAACCTTGATCCAGCGAGCTGCGCTGATCGCCTTAGGCACCTCGACGCGTCCACCCACGGTGATGCCGTCGGCCGCCTTGTTGGCGTTCATGATGAACTGGCCGATGGTCTTGTCGACGACATTGCCCTGCTCTTTCTGGTATTCCTGCACAGCCTGCGTAGCCGCTTTCTGGGCGGTCTGGGCGAGCAGTTCATCCAGCTTTTCCTTTTCCGTTTTTTCCACGTTAAGACCTCCTAAGTCTTTTCTGCTCGCGCAGAGTTACGCGCTTTGATACTCTTTGAAATCGATCTTGCTCAAATCGATACCGAAAGCTTTGCCACCAGCGTTCTCGCCGTCTTCACCGGGAGCGGGAACATTGCCGTCCAGGTCGGTGCCCGGAGTGCCTTCCGACTGACTCTGGCCCTCGGGCTCCTCGCCGGAACCTTCCATGAGCCCCTTGAGAACGCCGTGACCAGCCATCAAATGCTCCATGGCCTTGGTCAGTTTCTCGACGCTGTCAGCCGAAAGCCTGGCGCCAGCCTTAGCGGTCAGCTGTTTCTTCAATGCCTCGATCTGCTTGGCCAGCGGTTCGACCGCTTTGGCTACGGCAGCATCGACGTCTTTCTGATTCACGATGTCCTCCTCGAACATGGCCTTGAGTTCGGCGGCCGTGTAGCCCTTGAGTTCGGGCGGTTCCTCGTCGAATTCCTTGTAGTGCTTGGAAAGGTGGGCGTGAACGGCTTCCTTGTCGGCCTCGGGAATATCCACGCCACCGCGGGCCCCGAGCAGTGTGCCCATGGCAGCTTTTACGCCAGCCCAGACGGTTTTATAACCTTCGCCCGGACCTTCATGGTGCGGCAATTTGAAATCTGATTTCGTCAGATCGGCGGCATCTTTGCTGGAATCCTTCCATGCGCTGATCTTGGCCAAGTCTTCGATGTCACATTCTTTGACGACAGCCGGGCCATCCCAAGCAGCGTCTTTCTCGGCCAGCGGAAACTTCTTGTAGGGGATGGCGCCTTTGGTCGAAAGCAATCCCTTGAGGATTTCGAACTCGCCGTCCTTCCATCCCTTGAACGAACGGGCCTGAACCAGGGCGTTGGGATTGGCAGGAATGGGAACGGCGGAAAGCTCGATCATTTCCTGGGAAGTAAAGATCCGTCCGCGTTGCCACTGAGGCAGATCCTTGTCGGAGTCGTTTTCCTCGGATTCCAACGCGATGAATCCGACCGAGACGGCGTTCAGGTAGCCGTTCAGAAAGGCGTTGTAGACGGTGTCGGCCAAAAGCGCTTCGTCGGAAGGGTGGCTGGGGTCGCTACAGAACTCGTCGATCGAAGCGAACTTGATATCGAAGGTGGTACCGGTGGATCCGGCGGCCTTTTGAATTGCGATGCATTTGGCCAGCGGAACGGTCCAGGAATCGTGACACCATAGGAAGACAGGATTTTTCAGATAATTATCGAATTTCCAGCCGTCGGCCTTGATGATATCGCCATCGCGGTCCTCGCTCTCGTCGGTTCCGAGAAACCGGAGAACGCGGTCGGCAGGGTCGCCAACTTGCTTGATCTGGAAACGTCCGACCTTTTCCCGCTTTTGACTCATGGGGCAACTATAAAGCCCGCAAACCCGCTATGTCTTTACAAAATGGACTTGTGTTTTCGGATGACTCGGATTAGACTGAATCGTAATTATCTTCGCATTGATACGAAATGGAGAGTGCTATGGACGATATTCCCGAAAAGAAACGCCGCGGCCGACCGCCTAAGGTGAAGGCCGTTGGGCTTTCGAATGTCACATTCGAGCCTGAAAACGAGGACCCGTTTAAGAGGCCGGTAAATCCTCCAGTGCCGATTCAGAACTCGACGGTGAATGCGTCGGCTGCCGTGACTCAGATTGCCGTTGTCGCCCCGACACAACTTGAGGTCGGCAAGGTCTACAAGTTCATGGGCGAGGACATCGCAACCGACGTCACGGGTAAGGCGATCTTGATGTCCATCGTTCCGTTCGAGGTGATGAAGATCACGGCCAGCAAGATCGCCGTCAAGTTCGCCTTCGGCAGTATCGAGGTGCATTCCATGCTAGCCGATGGTGTGTTTCTCAATGGACTTGGCCATGTCAGTCCGTCCGCCTTCGCCGAGTACCCCAACGGGTTGTTCCAGTGAACATCAACGTCGAGGTTGACCCCGAAGTCTGGAAGAAGTTCAAGATCCTGGCCATCGAACGCGATACCACGGTAGCCGATTTGCTGGCGACGTTGGTTGAGCAGGAAGTGAAGGAGACGGGGAAGTGAGCCGTGAGATTAAGTTCCGTGGCCGTGACATAAATGGCCGCTGGTGGATTGGTAACCTTGTCCAGTCATTACCTCATTCTGATGGTGTACCAACTTGCTGGATCAAGGAATTCGATATTCTTGGCTTCGGCGCTCATCGTGCCGGGAGCGGCCAATTCCACGAAGTCGACCCGAAAACAG